GGCCCCCCTTCGGAATGGGGCCTGACCCGGTACACCTTTGCCATAGTCCTGTCTCCTTCTGATCCGAGTGGGGACCTGGGTCGGATCAAGCCCAGGCCCCCGGTCGTTGGACGACGATCAGGCGCTGGTCTTGTCCTGGAGGAGGCGGAAGGCCAGGATGTTCGTCGCGTCCGCCCCGGTCCGCCAGTGCATGTACCAGGCGCGGCGGCCGTCCGGGAGGTTGTTCGCCGTGTTGAACAGGTGCGGGATGAACTCCACGGACGTCGATCCCGGCTTGTCCACGATCTTGTAATTCGAGAAGTCGCCGTAAATGATCTCGTTGTCCAGGGCCGTGGTGGTCTGGGTGATCGGGCAGTCGTCCGACTCGTAGACCGGACGGCCCAGGATGCGGTCCGTCACGGGCTGGGTCAGGTCTCCGGAGTAGCTGGAGCTCACGGCCGTACCCAGGCGCTTGATCGCCAGGTTGTACGTCGGGGCCATGAGCCACGCTCCACGGCCGCGCCAGCGCTGGGGGACGGCCTTGTACAGGGCGTGGACGTCCACCTCCCCGATCACGGCCGCCGTCGTGGAGGTGATCTCCACTGTGGTGGAAGCGTCCAGGGCGACGAAGATCCCCTTCGCCTGACCGGAGCCGGTACCCACCATGTGGGCCGCGCCCTCCAGCCTGTCCCGAGCGTCCGCGAACAGCATCATGACGTCGGAGGTCAGGCCCGCGATGTCCTCGAACGCCTCGATCGTCGCCTGAACCAGGGCCTGGGGCTTGTACGTGCTGATCTCCACGGTTCCGAAGCCGGGGGAATCGTCGGAGACCTCCGTGGCCTCCGCGTCCCAGGACGCCGTGACCCCTGCCGTGGTGACTCCGTGCCAGGTGTTCCCCTGGGCCTGGGAGAGCGTGGAGACGCTGGCCAGTCCCCGCATGATGTTCGCGGAGCCGGAGTTCGTCAGGATCAGGGTCGGGTCCAGGTGCGTGGGGACCAGGTACCCGCCCTGGGTGTTCGTGCCCACGGCCACGGCCGCGCGCTCCTCCTGGGAGAGCGTCATGCCGTTGGGCTCCGTCATGAGCTTGGCCCAGCCGGAGGAGTACTCCTCCCGGCTTCGCCCGATCCAGTTGAGGACCCAGTCCGGCGACTTCCGGACGTGCTCCTTCACCAGGCGCTCGAAGTGCGCTTCGTTCTCGGACCCGCCCAGATCCTGGTCTTCCACGGCGCGAATGGCGGAGTCGGCCATGACCCGCCTACGGTCCCGGACGTTCGTGATGTTCCGGCCCCGGTCCTCCAGGATCGCGAAGGGGTCCCGGTCCGGGATGAAGTTCGGGGAGCGGCGCGCGCCGTCTCCGTCCTCCCGGTTGCCCGGACGGCGGGACATGCGCTCCAGCTCCAGGTGGCGGTTCTCCAGGCCCTGGAGCCTGTCCCGCTCCGTCACGCCTTCGGTCCAGCGGCGCTGTTCGTCTTCGTTCAGCGCGCGATCCGTCGCGCCGTTGTGGATCTCCTGAAGGCAGGCTTCCAGCCAGACGATAGAAGATCGGATGAGCTCTGGGTCCATGACCCTTTTTCCCTTCTCTACCGGAGCGTGTACCCCCTGAGTAGGGCCGCACGCTGGTCAAACGTGGCTCCGGCGAGTGGATTCGGGTCCGGCTCATCCTTCGTGATCTTCGTGGCTGGGTCCCCCGGAAGTGCGGTTCGTGCGGCTTCAGGCCACCCAGTACGGAGGGATCGTACCTCCTCCAGCACTCTGGCGTACTTAGACCGGTCCCGTTCCTTCTCCAGCTCGAACCAGATGTCCGTGAGGGACCGGACTCCGGTCGTGGCTTCGGGATTCGCGGGGAACGGCGTCGGTCCGAACTCGAACATCCGGACTTCCTTGATCGTGCGCTCCGGAATCCCATCGGGGTTCCAGTCGCTCCGGCCTGGTTCGTCGTTCCATTCGTCCTTGATCACGCGCATACGGAACGAAGATCCGTAGAGTCCGGCGCGGATTCCGGGGAGAAGATCGCGGTTGTACGACGTGTCCAGGAGCGGGACCACCCCCAGGGGGGAATCCTTCTCCTCCGAGAGGGATTCGACAGGTCCGAGAACCTTCGCCCCGATCTGGGGGTCATGCCCGTGATCGAACAGGACTTGAGTCCCCCGGCTTTCCTTGATCGTCTTAGCGAAGGCTCCGGGCGCGGTCCGCTCCATGAACGTCCCCTCCCACATGGAGTCGATCCGGTACCAGACGTTGAACGGGGAGAACCTGATCTCCACCGTGTCCAGGTGATCGGATGCCTTCTCCTCCGGAGGCGCGTCCGGCTCCGCCGCCTTCTTCGCCCTGATCGTCACGACACGGCCGGAGATCCCCCGGACCACGTCAAGATCCCTAACCGTCTCCACTGGGCTTGTCCCCTTCCTTGGGCTGATCTTTCTTGTTCGGGTCCGCCGCCGCGTCCCCTTCCTTCGCGGCTTCCGCCGCCGCGTCCGCTTCCGGGGAGCCAGGGGGCTGGAGCTGGACGGAGAACAGGCCAGAGTGAGACCCCTCCAGAAGGGATAGGTCCCCGGTCGTGACGGCCTTCACTGCCGTGTCCCAGTCCGCGCCGACTTCGGCCAGTCGCGCGATCATGGTTACCTGACCCTGTTGGATCTCCACGCGGTCCTTCGCGTCTTCGTACAGGAATGGGATGTCCCGATCGTCGTACCACAACCGGCATCCGGACGGTACGGGTACCACCTTCGCCAGGGGGCCACAGATGGAACGCCACTGGGGCCGCGCCCAGTGGTCCCCGAACTTCCTCCGTGCCATGCCGTAGTTGGAATACGTACTGGCCTGGAGCCCTTCGGACAGGCCCACGATGATCGGGGGGACTCCTCCGGCCGCACAGATCCGCGTCTCCCCCGCGCCCTGGGTCACCTTGAAGTCAAGCTGTTTCATGTCCCCGCCCACCACCTGGACGTCCGCGCCTCCGGCTAGAAACATGGTCTTGTAGGCGTTGCGCGTACCGTCGTTGGCTTCCTTGTGGGCCTTGACGAAGGCGTTGAATTCGTCCTCCGTCACGGATTCCTTGAACGCCACGGTCAGGTTCGGGGTGGCCGCGTTCTCGAAGAAGATCGCCTTGTGATTCGTGGCCGCCTTGTCCGCCTGGATCTCCCTGATCACGGGAGTGATCCACGACATTCCCCGGTACATGGCCTCCGGGTCCGGGATGGGACTCCAGTGGACCATCTCCTCCGGGAGGTACGTCCGGCCGGTACCCGTTCCACCAGGCCGGTACAGGTACCCCATGACGTCGGATTCCACGGCCTGGTCCGGAGGAGCGGACAGGATGATGGAGACCCAGTCCGGCCGGAGCCGACGAAGGCGGTTCTTCTCCCGTACCAGGTACCAGTTCCCGCCCAGGCTCACGTCCTGGTCCGCGCGGGCCAGCATCTCCCCCGTGGTCCCGTTCGGGTACGGGGTCTCCAAGATCTGGAGGGAAGGGTCCCCGAACATCTCGCCAGGGCGGCCCTTGTTGAATCGCTGGTACGTGAACCGCGTCTCCGAGAACAGGAGCATCCGCGCCAGGACCACGGCGAAGACCACGCCGTCCGACTTGTACGCCCCCTGGACGTGGCCCATGAAGCTGGATTCGATCTCCTCCGGTTGCCCGCTGGAGCTCCAGCCGAACAGGGGATAGGTCATCCCCTCGAAGCTCATCTTCTTCGCCTGGGCAAGATCCGTCAGGTTCGAGACCTGGGGAGGGAAGTCGGAGCGGAGAAGATCCCAGAGCTTAGGCATCCGGCTTGTCCTCCCTCACATTGATCACGAAGAGTGTGATCCCAGCCAGAAATGTACCTGGCGCTATGAGGCCCCAAGCGCCGAACAGCCAGGTAAACCCCGACGTGATCATAAGGAACGCCAGCGCCAGAGCCACCACGGCCTCCGTCCTACGCATACGCCACCATGGGCTTAGACCCCTTTTTCTTGATCGACTTGACGGACAGACCGTACGCGGCCAGGACCACGGAGACCAACGGGGAGATGTCCACCCCGATGTCCTTCCGAGCGAAGGCGCGGGCCTCCCCGAGATCCCTCCAGCGCGCTCCGGCCACGGCCACGGTAAGAATCGGATTGGGTTTGTACCTGACCTGGAACGGGCCGTCCGGAGCGATCACCGCGTCATACCACGTACCGCACGCCTTCGCCATGTCGGACGCGCTGGTACGCATCCCGATCTTGTTCCGGTCCGCCGTCTGGGACGTCCCCGAAGCCGCGAACTCGATCCCCTTCGCCTGGAACAGGGGGATCAAGGAAGCGGCCGGAGACTTATCGTCAATGATCAAGGCAACAGGGTGGTGACGCTGGATCAGTTCGAGCGTCCGGGAGACCACCCAGTCCGTACCGGGCCGGTACTCGATCACCTCCAGGTGGATCTTTCCGTCCGGCCTGAAGCCCGCCGCCCCGATGGACGCGGCGGAACGCTCGGGGTTGACGTCGATAGCCAGAGCCAGCTTCCCGGAGATGCGGCCCTGGGCGTCCCCCAGGAGCTCCCAGAGGGTCATATCCAGGATGCTTGACCCGGAGACATCCTCCTCAATCCCCAGGCGCTCACGGGCGAACTCAACATCGTCCATGGCGTCCCTCTCCGTGTCCGTGAAAGACGGAGACAGGCGTATCCCCATGCCGGGGTTCGCCTGATACCTGGGCTCCAGGGCGTCCAGATCCGCCGTCCGGGCCGCGCTCCATTCGTAGTACGCCAGTCGGCGCGGGGGGTCGTCGCTCCGGCCGCGCTTCTGGAGCGCGCGGAGCTGGTCAGAGTCCAGGAGGGGAGCGGAGGAGAAGTACCAGATCTGGGGGTTCGGTCGCGCGGAGAGGGTGGGGAGCATGGCGGCCACCGACGCGGCGGAGAGGTTGTACGCCTCATCCAAGAAAAGATCGTCCGCGCTGAAGCCGCGCCCGGACCCCCTGGTTCTGGCCATGAACCGGAGGCGCTGCCCGGACAGGAGCTCTATCCCCTCCTGGCCGTGGGACTGGCTAACAGCTTTGACCTTCTTCCGAAGATCGTCCGTATTCTCGATCAACGACAGGACGCGGCGGAAGCCTTCGGAAGCGGTCTTGAACTCATGGGCGGAGTGGATCATCATCCGGGAGCCGAAGAGGAAGAACCCCGCAAGCTCCCTTGCTTCGATGATCGAACCTTTGCCGTTCTGGCGCGGGACGATCACGGCACTCTCGAAGGCGGACCACTTCCCGGAGGCCAGCTCCCCACACCCTCCCATGAGGGTGAACTGTTGCCAGGGGTCAAGATGAAGGCCCGCGAAGTCGGATAGCTCTATGACCTCCGGTCCGGAGGTGGTGGCGTACGGCGGGACCTTACAAATCCGTGGATCTTGCGATCCGATCCGCGCGGCGCTGGGCCAGCTCATCCGCTTTACTCCCCTCCCGCGTGACCTCCAGGTAGCCCAGTTCCTTGATCGTGCCCATAAGCTCCCGAGCGATCGACGCGGCGGCGGAGGCCGGAGCGGCTTCGAGCTTCTGGGCCAGAAGATCACGTATCGCTTCGAACTGTTCCCGCTTCGTCCCGGTCTTGATCTTGGCCTGGAACTGTTCCATCGTCCACCTCCGGAGGAGTCCACCCCATCATGATCAGTAGGTGGCGCGCGGCGGCGGAGACGTAGACCTGAACGTCTTCGAGATCTATCGAGATGTCCACCACCAGGGGGTCCAGTTCGAGCTGGGGGGGCTGACCCACGGCCATGGTAACCACCAGGCCACGGACCGCGTCCTCCACTCGAACGCCGTTCAGCTCCAGTCCCGCCGTAGTGGGGCCGGTTTGGAAGATCCTTGCCTTCATGATCGTGACTCTCCGTTCAATAGCTCCAGATGGCTCTGAGATGGCCCCAGGGGGCTTGACCCCCCGTCAAGGTACAACCACCCTCGAAACTTCTACGCGGGGTTTTCCCAAGTCAGAGCCATGACGGCCACTCCCACACGGTCCAC